GATCAGATGGTATATGGTGAGTGGAGTGCCAATGATTTCGTACTGAGAGACAGCTACAAGACCACCAGCACCATGCACACTTTCAGGTATGTGCGATGAGCATTGATTCATACGGTGGTTATAAGGTCTGCCGTGAGTGTGGAAAAGTGTTTTACGTTCTGAGGCCAGAACTATGGGCATATAAAAAGAAAATAGAAACAAAGCAAGAAAAAACAATGGCATATTTCCACACTTATTCGTGCAAGAAATCATTTGAAGAAAAATACAATGCGCAGAAGGTTGACGGAAGAACCACTTGCCACCTGAAACAGCAGAAAAAGAAGTATAAGCGGATCTGTGACGGAAAGTCGTGTGATGAATGCAGATACTTCGTCAAAGGGAAATACGGTTTCTACGAATGCTCAACATCTTCCGTTACGGTGAAGCCTGGGAAACGTGCTTGCAATCGTTTCAAGCCAATGTATGAGGGTCAGGCAAATGACACATAAACAGAAAATACATCATTTGAGAGCGGAAGATGACAGTCTGATCGGTGTGCTTTCGCTCAGGATCCGTAATCTTGTAAAGGAAAACAACGCACTGAAAGCTAGCATGGGAAAGATGAAGAAGAACAATCTCATGAAGCAGAATGAATATCTTGAGTCCAGAGTGAAGGAGCTGGAATATCTTCATTCGTTAGATCAAAGCGAAATTGTGAGACTTCGAAGGATCATCGGGACAATGGATGGTGAGTAAATGTCTGTTGCTGATACCAAAGCCCTCCTGGCTGAGATCATGAATATCGTTGATGATCATGTGACGGCAAAGGCATCTAAGGTGCTTGAAAAGCAGATTCTTGATGTCCTTGACGGTTACCAGATCGCAACCATGATTCGTGATGATTCAGGTGATGCGGATAATTCACTACAACTGATTGATGCGTTTATATCCGCCAAAACCGCAGAGGGGCTTTCAAAAAATACAATCAAATTATATCGATATCGGCTGAAACGCTTATATGAGGATATAGGTATTCCGATCAAGAAAATGAATGCTGACCACCTGAAAGATTATATTGCCGCTGAGATTGATAGAGGGATTGCAAAGGCAACAATCAACGGATTCGAAAGAACGGTGTGGCTGTTTTTCAAGTGGCTGCATGAAGAATGTATGATTGCGAAAAATCCAACCAGAAACATTAAATTGGTCAAGGCTCTTCATGAGCCAAGGGAATCTTTTACAGGAACCGAGATTGAACTGATCAAAGAAGCCTGTACATCGGACAAACAAAGAGCAATGATTCACTTCCTTCTGACAACCGGATGCCGTAAAGGCGAACTGATATCCATTAACACTGCTGATCTGGATTTCCACAATATGAAGCTTGAAGTTACCGGAAAAGGTGACAAGACACGAACGGTGTATTTTGATGAGGTTACAGCAATGTGGCTGCGTCGGTATCTTGGAAAGAGGAAAGATGAAAATCCTGCACTATTTGTTACAAGATGCAAAAAGCGGTACACGGAAAACGCAATCACACAGATGTTTATCAGAATGTCAGAAAAGACTGGAATTCATGTGTTTGCTCACAGATTCCGGCACACATTGGCTCAGACTTTGCTAGACCGTGGAATGCGAATTGAGGAAGTGCAACAAATCCTAGGCCATGAAAAGATTGAAACCACAAGAAGATATTGTCATGCCAATCAGCGGAACACAGAGAATTCTTACAGAAAATATGCCTGTATGTAAAGGGGGGAATAACGATGTATGAAAGGTTGATTGAAAACCTACGAATACATTCTGGGTTCTGTTCAGGTTATCCACATTATTGTGGTTCGTGTACAGAAAGTGAAAGTGTATGTGACGTTAGCCTCGCAGGACAATCAGCTGATGCCATAGAAGAACTGAGCAAGGAGCGGAAGACTGGGAAGTGGATATCCTACATTGAGGATGGATATTTAGAATGCCCGTTCTGTGGAGCCGCTACAAACTGCGATGGTGATGAGTCTGAGTTGCACTTCTGCTTCAGTTGCGGAGCACAGATGGAGGGAGTTGAAAACGATGTATGAAGAGTTGATACAGCGGCTGCTAGAAACAAGCATGGATTTTGGAGAGGTTGACCTTGTTAGTGTAATGATGTTGTATGCCGCCAATGCCATTGAGGAACTGGAAAAGTTTTACCAGATAATGGCAGACGCATATGAAACAGAAGTCACAAAAGAACGTTGGATTCCGGTGACAGAGAGGTTGCCAGATAACATCGATGAGGAAGTCCTTGTATGTAATGAAGAATATGGAAAAAGCGGCCTTGGGTTTGTAACTGTTGCCATATATGACGGTAGCGACTGGATTGAGTGCTGGAAAAGAAAGACTTGTTTAGCAGCCGTCACCCACTGGATGCCGCTTCCAGAGCCGCCGAAGGAGGAAACATGACTGTTAGAGAAGCAATTGATCTTCTTGCCTATGGAGAAGCCTTTTATATCAAAGGCGCTTACAGCGGAAAGATCTACCATAAATCTTATGAAAACAAGACAGAACATCTCGATAAGTTTCTCGATGAACATGTCGTTAATATGCCATTTTTCACGGACCTTTATACGTCAAAGAAAAAATATGGTAGAGCATATACTTATCCTGTCGTTGGAATTTGGATGAGCGACTATTACATTTGCCATCCTGAAGAGTTGCAGAAGGAGGAATGAGCATGCATGGGCGAAGCAGTAATCATTTATGGTAAGTCAGGATCCGGGAAGAGTCGGAGCCTGAAAAACTTCGGAGAGGATGAGATTCTGTTTATTAACACGGTAAGCAAGCGTCTCCCATTCCAAAAAAAATTCAAGTATGAATACAAGACTGCCGATGTAATGAAAGTCAGAGCGGCATTGAAGAAGATGACAAGCCTTAATATTAAGACTGCCGTGATTGACGATTTCGGGTATCAGCAAACAGCCAAGTTTATGGCTGGTCACAATCAGCGTTCTGGAGGTTCTTCATTTGATTTGTATAACGCAATCGCTGATGATGCCTACAACTTGATTATATTCATTAAGAACGAGCTTCCAGACGATGTGATTGTGTATCTCGTGATGCATGAAGAAACAAACGATTACGGTGATACGAAACTGAAGACCATTGGCAAATTGCTTGACCAAAAAGTGTGCGTTGAAGGTATGGTTACCATTTGTTTGAGAGCAATGAAAGAGGGAACCGATAAATACTTCTTCCGCACACAGTCTGACGGTCAGGATATCAGCAAATCACCGGAGGATATGTTTCCTCTTGAGATCGACAACGATCTGAAAGCGGTGACAGACCGCATCCGTGAATTCTGGGGGCTGTGATGAGCGAACCGTATTACATATGGAGGTGATGTGATTGACAGATTATCAAAGGTTCCTTCAATCAAAGAAACAGATTGCTGTCAGCAGCGGTTTTGAAAAACCGAAAGAGCAGATGTGCAAAGCTATGTTTGAGTGGCAGAAGGATATCGTCTATTGGGCTTTGAGAAAAGGCAGATGCGCTTTGTTTGAAGATTGCGGATTGGGTAAAACAATCCAAAGCTTGGAGTGGGCAAAGAGTGTATCTGAACACACAAAGAAACCGGTTCTGATTGTTTGTCCATTGTCTGTCGCAGAGCAAACGAAAAGAGAAGGACAAAAATTCGGATTCTCTGTTTCTGTTGTCAGAGATCAGAGCAAAGTGATTGACGGTATCAATGTCACAAACTATGAGATGCTGGATCATTTCGATGCATCTATGTTTGGCGGTGTTGTATTGGATGAAAGTTCGATTCTCAAGAACTACACCGGCAAAATGAGAACAGAAATCATAGAGAAATTCCATTACACACCGTATAAGCTGTCATGCACTGCGACACCGGCACCGAATGACTTCATGGAACTTGGCAATCAGGCTGAGTTTTGCGGAGTCATGAACAGAACGGAGATGCTTGCAACCTACTTCATTCATGATGGCGGTGACACTTCCAAGTGGCGGTTAAAAGGCCATGCACAAAGCGCGTTTTGGGAATGGCTTGCAACATGGGCTGTTGTTCTTACAAAG